CTAGCTTTTCACTAGGCGAAGTAGTTCCGATGCCTAAGTTGCCTTGTTCGCTTATACGAACTCTCTCAGTTGGCGATGTGGCATCAGCATTAGTAAATAAAGCTAAACCATGACCTGAACCAAAAGATGATTCTGTTATGGCTTTGATAGCTGCACCGACAGCAGGATAATTACCAGAAGTATCTTCGGAATAAAACTCTAATGAGCCAATCGCTGTGCCTAAACTACCTGCTGCTGTATCGGTTAAACGTAATGTTGGTTGTGTGTCTGAGATTTCTAACTTACCATTTGGCGAAGTAGTGCCTATCCCAACGTTTTGTGATGAATCGAGTGTTAGTGTTGCACTATTACCTGAATATAAAGTTAAATCATTTGTGCTATTGCTGAATATTAAACCACCTACAAAATTATCATCTGTATCTCCTAGTAACAAACCAGACGAGCTTGTTGTTCCTGTTTTTATATTTATGTAAGCATTACCACCAGTAGGTTGTATTTTTAAATAAGCTGCTGAGTTAAAAGCAGTACCAGTATCAGTTCCAATGTTTAGTGCATCATCTGCTGTAATCCCACCTGTAACATCTATACCTGATGAGGTGGTGGCTAGTTTTGCTTGGTTGTTGTAATAAAGGGTAACTGCATTTGCAGCTTGAAAATTAGCCATCAAATTTGTGCCATCAGGATTGCTCAAGGTAATGTTTTGGTAAGCTCTTATTTTTAAATCACCAGTACCACTATCTTGTATGTAACTATTAGAGCCATCGTGATAGATTTCTAAATCTTGACTAGCACCTAGTCTAATCTTTTCGTTGTCGCCAAAGTCTAGACCATGAGAGATTTCAAAAACATCATTAGTAGCGTTCCAAGTTAGTGAAGCATCAGTAGAAGCATCAACTGCATCTTGGATGGTAATACCAGCTCCATTGGCACTTGCTGAAGAATCGCCTGTAGAGTAATTAAGCGTGATGTTGTTGTCTTCGACATTTAGATTGGTGGTATCTATTGTGGTAGTTGTGCCATTGACTGTGAGGTTGCCTGAGATAACGACATCGCCTGTAAAGGTTGGGGATTCTTCGAAGTTGGCAGTAATAACACCTGTACTTGAGTTGTATGAAATAGCATTACCTGACACTGAAATTGCTGCTCTAGCTCGAGCATCGGTGTAATAAAGATTAGTACCTTCTGATAAGTCCGATGTTGATTTGCCACTAAAAGCAGAATCGAATCTTGCTGTGGTGTAATAAAGATTAGTACCTTCTGATAAATCACTGGTGCTAAATGGAGCTAAACTTATTGTTGGTGTTAATGTGCCACTCGCATCGTCATACGACCATGAGATACCTGTCCCATTTTGAATTAAACTTGCAACCCTATCGTCAACTCTTTCGTTTGTGTAGTAAAGATTGGTTGTTCCTTCGGCTAAATCGTCAGTATCGTTGTTGGATAAATCATCTTCGGTAGCTGCAATGGTTAAAGTATTAGCTGCATCGTCATAAGTTAAAGTGACGTTAGCACCTGCTGTTAAGAGATTCGCTACCCTGTCATCAACACGTTCATTGGTGAAATATAGATTGCTTGACCCTTCTGTTAAGTTATCAGTATCTAAATTAAAGATATTGCCACTAGCATCTTGAGTGACAGCTTTGCTAGCTGGTTGCACAATAAATACTGTTTTATTGCCTGCTGAGAAATCAACCAAGCTGCCTGAATTAGAACTACTAAGCACTGTATCTCTTGATAATTGATTGGGTGCTGTGAATGTCCCTATACCAACTTCAAACTCTGTGCCTTGACTGAGAACTATGGTGTAATAAGTTGTATCGCCTGTTGATAAAGCATCTGTGAAGCGTTTAAAGCCTGTTTCTGAACCATTTAAGGTAATGCTACCAGTTCCAGTGCTGGTTGAGGTTTCTTTTATTCTGTCTGCAATCACTAGTGCCATTAGTCTAATACTCCTTCTTCGTGATGATAATGCACTTCAAATGTCAATGTGGCTGTCGAAACATTAGCATCACCTTCACCATTATAATTAATTTCTTCGCCAGTTAAGTAGCTGTCTTTAGCTAAATTGTTAATTAATCTGTCGCCATACATGGCTTCTTTCACATTTTTAGCTATTTCTTCTAAATCTGTGGCATATTGGGTGGATTTGCAATATATCTCAACTTTCACTTCAAGCAGTTTTTCCACAGTTCGTGGTGGATTCATTGTTATGGGGCTAGATGTTTCTGAAGTAGTGTAAACACACAAACAAGGCAATTTACTTTCTTCTATAGTATAGACACGTGAATCAAACACATTAGAGCCTGTTACTGGTAGTCCTGTCAGGGTGGTAACTATGCGTTCTCTAATCTGTTGTCGATAATGTGCCATTACAACATTCTAAACTATTTACCTTGTCCTCTGTACTTTTTATAGTTTCTTCTTTTGTGTTTATTTAAAGTTGAACTGCCAAAGTTTCTACGACCTTGTGAGGTTTTTTTGCCATTGACCCCTGCTGTGGGTTCGTGTCCTTTGCTAAATTGAGCTTTGGTTTTCTTCGGCATTAGTCTTCTTTAGACTGTGAAGCACCAAAATAGAATGAGATGACTGCTGATGCCAAGCCACCTAAATAACCAAGCACAAGGTTAATAAGAGCCTCTGAGTTCTGTTCTGGTGGTTGCAATGTGACTAAAAAAATGTAGCCCATAAAACCAGACAAGGTTAGTAAACCCATCAGTTTTGTTGTCCAATCTTTTGAGAAAGCTGCTCTGGCGTTTTGTTTATCTTCTGTTTCTAATCTAAAGACATCAACATCGAGTTCTTTCATTTTAATCTCAAACTCATTATCAGCTTCTTTGAGCTTTAACATTTCATCTGGTGTTGCTTGTCTGATAGCTTTTTCAACTGCTTGTTGATTGTTTGGGACACCAAGTTTATCGGCAATCATGCTAATGGCTGCACCACCTAGAGGTGAACCAAGAGCAGAACCCAATGCTGGTGCTACTGTACCGACTAAATTTTTTATTTTATCTAACATTAATGCAATTCCTCTTCATCGAATTCTATTTCTGTATCTATCGCTAATAATAAATCTTCTGGTATATAAATGTCTACCTTTATGAGTTCATCACCACGCAAAACACTTTCAAAATACAATACAAACAAATTTTCATAATCAGCACGACTTATCCAATGCCGACCTTTCGCAGTGCGTTGTTTGCAATCGTACTGCCAAGCTGTGTCTAATTGATTTTCGCTGTATAGAATCATTGGTCTTGTAAGATTAAAACAGTTACTCCTGTGCCATCTGGTTGTATGTTGACGATGTTGTAAGTTGCACTATTAATAGTAATAGTGTCAGCAGTATCTACACCTGTAACATCCGAGCTGCGACAAGTGACCACTGGTTGAGTGCCATCAATATCCACAGATTCACCTGCAATAGCAAAATATTCATTATTCAATATGACTGATATATTCGAGCTTGTCCCATCAATAGAAATACTAGCTGTGACACCATGAGTTTCAGTGTCGAAAAAATTTAGTAAATCTTGTGCTGTTTCTAGTGCCATTAATCGTCTGCTCTTTCAGTTACTTCTTTTACTGCTCTATCGGTTTTGCTTGTTTTGCTCTTTGGTTCTTCGTATGCTTCACAACCTAAAGGTTGTAAAATTTTATCGAAGTCTCTATCGCTACATTCTATGACATCACCAGCTTCGTACTTGTTTGAATTGTAATAAACTGTTCTTGTTGCTATTGCTTTCATGCTTTCTCCTTATTCTTTTTGCTTGCTTTAGGTTTATCGACATTGCCCAAGTTTAAATTTTTTAACTTGTCAGCATCTTCAACTGGCATTTCTACTGAATCACCAGACTGATATCTTTTGCCCTTATAGTGAGCAGTTTGGTTAAATGCGAATTTTACTTTCTTATTATCCATAGATTTTATTATACATAAAAAAAGGGCTTCCGAAGAAGCCCTAAATTTAGATAAAAATATTATTAAGTAACAATATCTTTACATACGGAGAAGCTATCATCATGTCTTAGAGCTATGTCAAAGTCTTGGAAGAAAGCTAATCTTGTTGTACCTGCGTTTGAACCTGTGTATGGGTCAACAATCACATCAACACCTGAATAGAATCCAAGTAGAAGTTGTGAGAAATCACCAAAGATTAAAGCAGATAAAGCTGTACCTGAACCTTTTGTCAGGTCGCTTGGTACTAATGTGCTTGATAGATAGTCATAACCTATGATTTTACCATCATCACCAAGAACAAATTGTGCTTCTGTTCCTGCTTTTGATAGTGTTCTTAGGTTTGCTGTAACTTTAGGGTTACCAACAAATGCAACTGAACCATCATTTAGAATAGCATTATCGCTTTCAACAGCTTCAATCATGTCAACAACATTTTGGAATGATATAGCACCACCATTTGCACCAATAGCAACAACATTACCTGTTGATGAAGCTATAACACCACTTGGTTCATTGCTGCCCCCTCCTTCAAGAGCTACTTCGTCAATCTTTCTTGCAAAAGAAGCGATAACATCGTTTCTTAATACAGCTTCGATTGAAGGGTCTGACTGAAGCATAAGTTTTCTTGAAATATCAAGCTGACAAGCTAATGTCTTAGGTGACATTGTGACTTGTGCGAAAGTTGCATTACCTTCTGCTGGAGCTGAATCTTCACCAACGAATGATACGTTTGTTGTTTCTGCTGACATTTTTGGAATAGCAACATCGCCTTTCAAGCCTTGCAGAATTCTAGCACCTGCTTGTCCAACAACTAATTTTGCTTTAAGAGCTTCGATGAACTCATCACCAAGATGGTCTGTAGGCTTTAAGAATCCACCAACATTATTTGTTCCTACAACTTGATTAGCTCTGAAACCAATATTGGTTGGCATATAGAAACCTCTTGCTTCCTTACCAGTTCTTGATGCAATTTCATCAGAAACTTCTTTTTCTAGTCCTGATAATTTGCCATGAGCAGCTTCAGATACAGCTTTAAGTAGGCTGTAGCTTCTTTGCTCAGTTTCATTCATATCCACATTTGATGGTAAATCAAGTGGCTTATCGTTTGCGATTGTCTCTAGTAGTGTTCCTCTGAATTGTGCAAGAGTAGCTCCGTTTGCTATAGCTTCATTAGCTAAATCTCTCTTATTGTGTTGTACACCTAAGTCAATAATAGCTTTTGCTTCTTTAGCAAAGTCTCTCTTCATATCTTCAAGGTTCACTTCTGGAGTTGTATTTTCTACGTTTTCCATTTTTCTTTCCTTGTTAGAATTTGGGTTAATCTTAATTTGTGGTTTCTTTTCGTGTGACCTAGCGAAGCCGACTAACCTGCTTTGGTCTGCTGGAATTGAAACAGCACTAATTTCAAGAGGACTCCAAGAATTGACTCTATAGATGGGTACACCATCTCTCTCTTCATCTTCTTTTTCCATACTATTGACTTGGTAGCCAACAGATATGTTTTGTCGTATGCCATCAAGTACATCTCTATAGACTTCATCAGCCATTTGATTTTTAGAGAAGCGTACTTTAGCTACTGTTCTTTTGTTTGCTTTATCGATACCAAACTCTTCGACTACACCGATTTGCTTAGTAGCATCGTGGTCGAGTAGTAATGGGCTTCTGCCTTGTGACATAAAAGCCATATCGATTTCATCTTCATTGTGTCCCAATACTTCCATGCCAAATCTTCTTTCAACTGGTTCTTCGCTTGAGACACCAATCATTATTGTTCTGTTTTCTTCGTCTATTTTACTTCTGTCAAATTGGAAAGCTCTTTGTAGATTTTCTTCTGCATAGAATCTCAAGGCTTCTTCGTTTTCTTTAGCGACATATTCTTCTTCTGCAATTTGGTCAATCTCTTCTTTATCTAGACTTCTTTCTTCATCTTCGTGTTCCATTCTGATTGGGTCAATCTTGGTTAGAGTTGAAAATTTATGCCCAACCAGCGTGTCGCTTTCTTCGCCACCACGATAGACACGAATTAACGCAGCAGGGTCATCTTCTGAGCCTGTGACTGTGAAATCACTATCAGGGATATCAATAGTGCCATCTCTTTCTATTTCTTCTATTTTGCCCCTAGCACGACCACCTGAAGTATCCCAAGAAACAAAATCACCAACGCTTAGTGCATCTGGAGCTGCTCTTTTTTCTTCATCTTCGTGGTCATAAGGTCTTTCATCATCACTTTCTTCTGGCATAGATTTGCCAAATTCAACGATGTATGAATCTTCTGTTTCACGTACATCTTTAATATGTCTTTCCACTTTATTATCCATATCTTCTGCCATTCTACCATCATCTTCTTTCTTAAGTCTATCTACAATCGTTTTTGACCACCTAAAACCTGCATCACCACCCCATAATGCCCATGCAATACG